GTTCAGATGCGCGGTGCTAAATACCGCAACACCGTCAGCGGCAGTCTCGGTTCCAAAGCCGTTATTGAAAACGGCGGCACGAAGCACTTCCATCGTGTACGGCGCTGACCGGCCCAACTGCGTAGCCAAATCACTCAGGCTGTCATGTTGGTCATCTTCGAATGCCTCATCAGAGAGGACAACACGTAGGCCGTGCTTGAGGGGAGTGAAGGTTTTGTCATATCCCTGGACCGGATTGTCTTCCGGATGGGTTTCCGTCTCACCCACCTGAGAAAGCTGTCCCAGACCGGACAGGCCGGTGATCTTAAAGTCTGTTCCTGGGATTCGCTCAGGGCCTCTCTTATGATAAAGTTTATCGAGTACAGCCCTATCGCCTTCAGTCTCCATGTTGTCCCGGACAATATCGTCCAAGTTGGAGAGTAGCGACCCGTATGCGTCTGGGAAGGTTCCCGTCGTTGTAGCCATTTATCAAAACTCCTCTTAGACGCCAGCCTGGGCGGCAGATGCCGTGAAGTGTTCAAGAACGACCACCTTTAGAACCACATTGGTATCCCCGAAGTCGTTGCCTGGGATATCCACTTTGCCAAGAATCTTGAGTTGTGCAGTTCCAGTGCCCTGACCAGAGAAGTCAAGCTCCATGTTGCTTTTCAGGGTGTTCGAATCCCGGTCGGCAACCACAATATCAGCGGCTTGCCCAACGTCCGCCCTGGCGGTGGCGCCATCGGATCGAATAGCCCACACTTGACCAGGCATGACCAACGCTATGTTGATTGTGTCACCGGAATTGGCTGCGGCAGGATCAAGAGCAACTCCGTAAAGCTCGTTGTCCCCGGCTGCGGCCCTGTCAGGGAATCCTGCTGCGGGCATGTTGAGCATATCCCCAACGCCAATGACAGCGTTCGCGGCAGCGACATCCACCCTGATGACTTCCCAGGGACCGGAGATGTGTTGAAACCCAAACGATTTATCCTGTGTCATGACCATTTAATTCTTGCCTCCCTTATCCGCAAAGGCCTTGGAGGGTGAAACCTTCCCCTTCATCAACCAAACATCCATCGCAGTAGGATCGTTATCCCAGATCTTCTTGTATTCCGGGGTCAGTTCCCACCCTTCGCTCCTTCTTTTTGGGACATTCATCGTGAGGACCTTGTACGCTTCCATCAATCTTCTCCTACCTCGATGTATCTGTTGCTAGGGGGTGGAGCATCCGCCTCATCGAAAACCTCGGCGACGAGTTTTGCCTTTCCACGGTTCATGTCGTTCACTACGTCTTGGGCTTTTCTCAGAGCCTCGCGCTTGGCCCTTGGGGTCTTTTCCTCTGCCTTCTTGCGATTGTGCGCCTGCTTCTCCATGACATGAGACCTTGGAGTCCAAGTCAGAACGCAATCCATCCTTGTGGCATGACCAAGGGAATTTTTCCCAAACGCCCCCAACTCATTGCCCCTTCCCTGTTCATCAAGGGCACGCTTCACATCTTCGTATAGCGCAATCGTCCGTCCCCTCAGACCCTTTGACTCAATTACAATCGGATGTGAAAGGTAATCTACTACCTGTTCCGTTCCCCACGGGGACTTGAATGTCACCTTTCCAAGATCCGCGTCTAAGGCAGCAATTTCTTCAAACCCTACCGGCAAAGAATGGGATGCGTGGGCAGTAACAGGGGTTGAAACAGGTTCTGACGGAATGGTTTCTGTGTTCACCTGTGCGATCTCAGGCGGCTTGACAGGCACATCCGAGGGGTTGGCTTGAGTTTCCGCCGTTTGAACCAGATTCCCACGATCCGGCGTAGGTTCTTCCATGGGAGATTGAATCCCATCCACCTGGTCCTTGCGCGGTCTGCCGGGACCCCTTTTCGGGTTTTCTGCCATGATCACTCCTCCCGCGAAGCGGCGAACTGGGGAAGGCTCTGCAAGCGTTCCCTGTTCTCCGCAACTCGAAGGATCTTTTTTTCCAACGCTTCACCGCTCAAGTTAGGGTTCATCTTTGCGGTAACTGTTCTGTCATTTTCAATAATAACCGGACCTTTCTGATCGGAACCCCTCCCCGGGATAGGTCGGCCTCCGGACTCAAGGGTCGAATCCAGGGTCTGCGAAGGGCCGGATTCCTGTTGGGTATGTTGGTTGGAAAGGATGCCAAGGGACGCAGCAGCAGCGTTCGCAGCAATCAACTTGTTGTGCAGCCCGCCTTTGTACGCTGGATCGTTCTCAAGGGCCACCAAGTTCTGCTGTGTGGCCTTGCTCAAGGCTGATTCGGGATCGGAAAGAGCCTCATAGTTATCATGGGCCGCTTTCTCTGAATTCTGCTGCTGACTAATTTGCAGAATGTCCTGAGTCGCTGATGCCCTAGCCCGACGCTCTTGCTCCTGCTGGATCATGTCGTGGCCGTTATCTACCTCGGACACCGTTAGTTCTCGGTCGCCATCAAAGACTTCGCCTCTCGCATACTGACGAGCCACCTGACGTAGTTCCGCATCGGACATGCCTTTCAGGGTGGTGTTGACATCCTGAACAGGCTGCGTTCCATGACTGGGATCGCGTTGAGGTTCAGGGGCATTCTCAACCGTGTAAATGCGATCACCGAGTTGGTTGACGTTGTTGCTTAGGGTTTGAAGGTTCTCGTTGATCTGAGCGAACGGATCGGGTTTATCACCATCCTCTGGCACGTTGCCGTCAGTGGCAGGCGGGTCACTAGCAGGTGGGTCTTGATGGATCTGGCTGTCCGAATGGACCTGTGCGTCGTCTTCTGGCATAAACGGCCTCCTCGAAGCGAACGTAGAGGGCCGTCATTTGAATGTCAATAAATATCAACGATTTAGTGGGTGAAATGTATAAACTTTGTACTTTTCTAGGGTTTTTGCGCCTACTCGGCAGGGGGTCCGAGGGGTTTCAGGAGGGTGTCGTGAATGCTTGCAGTAGACTTCTTTTCGTCTCCAAGATAAGGCATTCGGATCAATTCACGGGCAAGGTCTTTTCTGCCCTGATAGAAAGCAAGTTGCCGGGGATCGGGGGCACTATCCATCATCCTGTCGGCATGAAGGAAGGCGTCTTCGATGATGGATTTTACCACCTGGCCGGGAACCGTGTTATAGACAATCAGGAAAGCCTCCTTCAATTCCCTTGTCTTCTTCTCGTTTTCCTGATCTTCCTTGTCTGGGACCTCAGCCGCTCTCTTGGCGTGTTCGAAAGACCGCATCCGCTGAGGAGACTGTTCGAGTCCAGACTCATGTGTGGACCTGGTTTTCTCTGATACTTTTTCCATTAAAAGGGACCCCACAGTTCTCCAACTTTCCAGAATTCAGGGAACTCTTTCATCAGGGTATCGATTGAGAGTTCCGTGAATCTCTCATCCTTCCCCCTCCGGAAGTGAATCTCTCTTTTGTCGGGAATAAAAATCACCTCTTCTCCTTGAGCAAACCTAAAATATGCCGCATTGCATTTACTTCGTTCTACGGCCTTCGAAAGAAAGTAAAACGTCTGTTCCTCTTGTAGGGCAGGGGGTAAACCGCTTCCCGCGCCATCCGCGAGGAAACTCATTTCACCCCCCCCTGAATTCATTGGGAATCGCACTCAGGTCTCCGGGTTGAAGCGACGGCGGGCCTCCATTCGGAACAGGTCCCGGCGTTCCGCCTTCACCAATGCCTTGACCCAGGCCACCACCTTGCTGGAACTGTTGGGCGGCTGCGGCTAACTGCTGTTGCTGGGCCTGCTGTTGGGCTATGCGGCCAAGTTCCCCGAGATACTGGACAAGCACCAACTGGCGGTTCACGGGCAACGCCTGACCTTCCGCGCTTTGCATGAACTCCAGGATGGTACTCAACTGTTCCTGGGTATTGGCATTTGGAGATATCGGAGGGGCCTCCCCCGAAACATCTATCCATTGAAGGGCCTGTATCCCAGTCAGGACAGGCTCTTTTGACACTCCGGGTGGACGTTTCAGGAACAAATCTACATCATCGACATCAAGTTCCTTCAGGAACCTTCGTCTCGCTTCGTAAAGACCGTTCTGATCCACAATGCCAAGTTGAATTGCCACCGGATCACTAACAACAGCCACAATCTCAGCAGCCCTCTGGACCCTGAACTCCTTGCTGGCATCCGTCGAGGTCGAGCCAAATGTGATAGAATATGGAGCATCTCTCGCCTCCGGAGGAAGTGCCTCCATGTTGATATTGTCTTGTGCATCGGGCAACGCATAGACCAGCGGAATTCGACGCTTTGTCCGTTCCAAGTCATCTATGATGGACGCCATCCGGGAGAATCCACGGTTGCAACGGCGCAGGAACACATCCAGCTTCGTCCCACCCTGTGCCATCAGGTTCTGCGTTCCGCCCTTTGTCCTGAAAGCCGCAGACTTACCCGCTGGGATACGTCCGAAGTTCACATCGGGAATAACCAGCCTCTCCAGATAACTCATGCTCTGAGCTTCCTGCTGAAAAGCCCATGAGGTGTCGGTATTCGTCCACCCGGGGAAGGCGATATCGGATTGTGGGTCATCAACAGGAACCCCGGCCCCCGGCCTGATGAGACGGGCGTTGGGTTTGATGTTCGAACTCTGGCGGTAGAAGAACCAGGGCGCATTCTTCATCCGGCCCCAGTCAAGGCCCTGAGAATGAATCTCGTTCACCTCAGTCTGAATACCTTCGACAAGCTCAGGAATTCCGATTCCATGGCCGTTCTGGTCGGGGATAAGATCGACATGAAAGACCGGACGGCGACCGTCCCGGAGATGGAAAACATTGGTCAAGAGACGAGCGCGAAGAATCGTAAAGGGTGATGTAACCAGGATCGTGAAAATCCATTGTTGACCCACACCGGCACCCATCGCGTCCTTCACATAGAAGACCTCGACGGCATCCCACTCATTTATTTCTTGGTCTGAACTGTTCCGGCGAATACCCTGAACATCCTGCCTTAGATCGTCCACCCATTGCGGAACCTTCGTGGCATCCTTCCCGGCGCCCTTATCCTCGATCATCCTCATTTCCTCGTCCGTCAAGATGTCGTAGACGCCGGTCTCTTTCCTTTGCTTTATGTCCTCAAGTGTCAGGACAAGCCTTCGCCCGAATGCCTTGCATCGGTCAATCCCCCGATAAGGGAAGTCATTGGACCGGAAGACGTTTTCCGCAGGCGGGATATCTATGGTTGGACGTTCTCGGGTGCGGAACATCCTCACGGTCATGAGAAGGGCAGGGCTTCCAAGGTCTTCCGGTCTCTCAAGCCGCTCGAACTCGACCTCTGCCGTGCCCGGTTGTTTCTTGTGCCCTTCCATTCTTTCGGTGAACTCAACATCGTACCTGAATATCTCCTCCGAGTCATTCTGGGATTTGTGGCGTGTCATTCTTACATCTTCAAATTGGTTCTCCGGGAATACCTCATCCCGAATCCTGCGAATCATGGCTTCACCGAAGTCAGTTGACCCTTCCGGTCTAAAGATGAATTTTTCCTCGGAAAAGTCCCTCCAAGTGTCCCAGGACATGAACCCGGATATTTCCCCCTGGATCATAAGCTGAAGAACACCGAGATCGATAATCCCCATTCCGTCAATCTGGTCTTCGTCCTTGAACAGAGAATTGGCATACGATTCCTTCTGGTCTCGAAACTTCTTCGCCACGCTATTTTTGGGTTTGTAGGAAATCAGGGGACTGATTGACTCATAGACACCCATAACGGCTTCGTGGGGTTTGTATACATTCCAGGCCGTAATTGGCACATGGGCATTGGACCACCCCTCGTCGCTCGGCTGGCCCGCTCGGTCGCCGATGAGGCCCCTATATGCGTCATACCACTGAGCGAGATCCCCGATATGGCCCTGATTGTCCCGGTCGATAGCATCGATCAGCTTCAGGGTCTCTTTCGAGGTCTCTTTCTTCATCTCCGGGTTATTGAACGGATTCACGAATGGGCGGCGGGTGATGGATTTACGCGGCATCGGCTATCTCCGATTTGGTCTTCAACACAAGCGCAGCCCCGTCCTCAGTCGGAACCCTGTAACGGGCAATGGCTAGAATAGGCAATGATGAGAGAGATATTTTCATGGTCTCTCTTGCCACACTGTTCAAGTGTTTAACTGTCCCCATGAACACCTGCCAGTCTGAAAGGGCCATTCGCCGGATTGCTTCCATGGCCCGTCCTGTATCGCTTTCGGCCCACGCTGACAACATATCCCTGCCAACCACCGTTATGAACCATCCCCGCTCCAGAACCCCTTGTATATCCCAAAAGTCATCCGGAGACACTTCCAGGGCACACTTACGACAAAAAGTATACGTTGCCGTGGAATAATCCGCCATACGGAAATCTATGGATACAAGGTGTGGGAGATTTCCACTTGGGGTTCGGATCGGGTCACCGCAACCAAGGCAGAGGCCGGGCAGATTGAGGAATTGTATGTTCATGGCTCAGTCCGTGTCTCCGTCCGGCAACTTGAAGTCCGGGTTTTCCTTTGCGAACGCATTCCAATGCCCCTTGGCTTCCCTTCGATACTTTTCCCCAGCCTTGAATGCGGAATTCCGCCTATTTTGATCGTGGGATTCCCACTTGGGATAGCACCCCGGACAATAATCCTTCTCGTCCAGATATCCAACGCGCTTGAAGTCTTCGCCGTCTTCCTTTTTCTTTCCGCATCCATCGCATGTCAGTTGTGCGCTCATTCACCCTCCCTCCCACGTATTCAATTTCCGCCTCAAAACCACGCCACGAAGCCACTTGTTCACGGTTTCAATTAAGAGGCAGATACCATCCAGGACAGCAATCAACAAGAGAATGGCATGGACAATAACCGAGATTGTACCGCCCAGGACATTCATACGCCCACCACCTGTCCTTTCATCGGGCGGCCAAAGTCCACGAACCCAGTGTCCTGCTCCACGTTCACGAAGTCGAATCTCACTCCCTCGGCCTCTCCATACCGCCAGCAGTCGATAGCGTGGTCATTCTTATCCTGTGGAACAACCCTCTCCGACCGGGTGGATTCGGATTCATGCCACTCCAAATGCTCAAGTTCCCAGGGGAAGTTCTTGACCTTTTCCTCGTTGATTACGATAAGCGGCTCTTCCCCAGCATTGGTCGTGACAGACTGCTTCAGTAATTGGTTCATATCCAGGAACTGGGCGCCTTTTGGCATCTTCCTGGCTTTCTTGCCGCTGATACCGGCTTCGGACATGATTCGGCGGATATGAACTCCGTCTTCGCTGTTGTCAATCTCGGGACCGTCGAAAACACAGAAGTTGGGGTGCCTACCCATCATCCGTACCTTCTGCCGGATCATTGCAGCGAGTTCCTTGAGATCGCATTTATGGAATATCTCGTCCACGAAAAGCCGCTGTTCCCAAGGACTGATGCCCATGAAGAGAACCTGATGCCCCTTGCTGTGGTTCAGGTCAATGAACATCCATAGGGGCCATTCATCATCCAGCCGAATATGGTCCACGCAATGAATCCGCCTGTCAAAGTTGTTGAAGACGAGGCCGCTAAATCGGACAAACTTCCCTTGAAACTGTTCCTGGAATATCTCCTTTGATAGTTCTTCCCTGGCAAGGCCGTACTCTTGCCGGGAATAGAACGGGTTCGATAGGACGTTGTAGACTCCAGCCCAATAAAGTTCGTGTCCATTCTGGGCCGGGATCATGAAATTATCGTAGACCCAGTTATATCCGGATGGAGTGGTATTGCAGATGACGGTTCCTTCTCTCCGAGCGATGGCCCGCCTCAGAAAACGTGTGTACGTCAACTTCTTGAGTTTCGCCCCTTCGCAAAGGATCAAGAGGTCAAGCCCCTGCCCGAGAAGGGTATTGAT